GCGGTAACTGTAGATACTCCCGCTTGTCGATATTTTAGGGCGATGTTTTCGTTATAATTCTCGTAATCTTCAAGTAATGATGCTTGGTCAGGAAATAATTCTAATGGTACGTATTTAGAAACTGTATTGTCGTAGGTTTGTAGATAAGTTCTTAACGCGTATTTTACATCCTTATGACATTTTACGTACTCTATTAGTACCTGTTCTTTGGATAAATTTAACATGTTTCATTATTTTGGTCTCGATAATCCTAGTCCATTTAAGAAATCATCAAATCCTTCATCGTCATCTTCATCGTCACCGCCACTCAACGCTTCTTCCGCGTCATATTCTTTCAATTCAGTAACAATTTCATTAACCATCCTCTGAATAAATTGAGTTCCTTGTGGGTCACCTGAAAGTATAAGTTTAGCAACTCTAAAAAATTCTTCAGCATTTAATTTAGAAAATCTCATAAATAAGTAATGTTGGATGTGTTTCATGTCTTCATCAAACAATTCGATTGGATAAGCTTGTAAGAATTTTTCCCAAAAAATTGGACCTAATCGAGAATCCCAAATTTCTGCCGGTAAAGTATCTTCAGCACTCATAATCATTTCTTGTTGTTTTGGGTCATCAGGTAAACCGTGAGTACCAAATATTTCGTAAATACCTTTAACTAATTCATGAATTAAAAGCGGGAACGTCATTGCTCTTGCTTTAACTGTTGGTGGGTCAGTTTCGGTGTCAACTTCTGATTGTCCCATTTGACCACCACCGCCACCAGCCATTCCTTCCATATCAGGGAATAACCAATATGCGTGTTCCATTAAAGATTGTGACACGGTGTATAAATTCATTAATCTAGGGTCAATATCATTAAGTTCTCTTGAAACTAAATTAAACATGTGACCGCCTTTAAACGCAGCACCTTGAATAAGTGAGTTAATAAATCTTCTTTTAGCTCTTTCTAAATCAAATGTTTCGGCGTCACCCATAAACTCTTCGATTTCTTCTTCGCTAGGCATTTCAGGTTCTTCTTTCATTCCTTCTGCCGCACCCATAGGTCTCATAACTAATTTAGCGTCAAACTGCATTGCTCCTTCAGGAATACCCATCTCTTTAATAACTAAATCAACTGCAAGTTGTTCTAAAACTTCTTTGTTTTCCATTTGAATTGATACAACTGTTTGTAACGATTGCATCGCGGTCATCATTAGATTATTTAATGGATTGCCCCCTTGGATTACTCTGGTGTCACCCATGGCTCTTCTAACTTTATCTACAGAATCTTTAAATCTTTTTGATGATATTAATTCAATATAATCCTTATCCATCTTAGGGATTGCAGGAAAGTTATTGTAAGGAGTCTCTTTTGACGTAATTTTTCTTTCAATACCAGGTTCCATTCTTTCAGGCCCTTCATAATCAATAGGAGCTTCTTTTAAGTTATTTTTTAACTCACTTAAAAGACTACGTTCATTATTAGTTAACCCTTCACTAACTAATTTTTTTTCTAAAAATTTTTTAACTTTTAGGTTTTTTTCTGTATTTGGATTTAGACTCATTTTCTTACTTTAATTTAATTCCTAATGATTTAAATGACAACCAACTTGGTACCTTTTGTTTAGCTTTAGGTGCAGGTTTAACTCCTGGTTTAGGTAGGTATGGTGTTCCAGGTTTTGATGGTCTTGTTGGGGTATCAACATCAGGTCTAACCCCTGGTATTGATGGTGCCGTTTTAGGGCCTTGTTCTTTAACTAAATTAAGGAATTCCCTTTTAGTCATTTTTGGGGTAATATGTTTTTCAACTAATTTCATAATTTTTTTTTCTATTTCATTTTCACCAAAGGTAACGCTTGGAGACATGGAATTCAACTTATTTTTTACACCACCCGCATATGCCGCAGAAACTTTATTAACTAAATTATTTAAACCACTTTCTTTCGCTTCTGTTTTTTTCTTTTCAGGTAATTTTTTAAAGTTTGTTTTGTCGGCAAATTCTTCGGCCATTTTACACCATTTCTTCTGTTCTTTTGTTTTACCATCACCACACTTAGCAAAGAAATATTTTTGTTGTTTTTTAGATTCAAATTTCTCTGCAAGATTTTTATATTCTTGTAATGAATCAGGGTCACCATCACCCGTAGGTCCTTTTTGAATAGGGTCCTGAGTATCACCTTTCATTAACCACTCCATTTCAGAATCAGTGTCTTCAGTCATCTCAGTCTCCATGGGAGTCGCTTTCATAGTACCATCAGGTTTCTTTTCAAACTTATATCCCTTCCCTGTTGGGTTATTTGGTAAATCGCCTCCTTGAGCCCCTATAGTAACAATTTCTTTAGCAGGTTCAGTAGTTTTAGTAACTTGTTCTTTATTTTCTTTTTTAGACTCATTAAGTCTGTTAAACAAAATATCCACTTGTGATTCACTTAATCTAGTGACAGTGGACGCTTTCAACCCGTGTTGTATTAATCTTAATTGTTTTTGGTTAGTTTTCATAGACAACCTTTTTTTCAAATTCTAAAACGATATCACGTTCATATAATTTATCTTTGACAGTGGTCTCTTCGTCACCGAATCTAAACACTAATCTTTTTTGACGGTCAAAATCAACCTCGTCACTCTCATTCTCCCAAGCTAAAGCAATTACACCATCTATAGAATCCAACATTGAGAAGTTATCAGAATTTTGGATTACTGATAATGTAACTTGGTCATTTTTTAGAGTCCCTACTTTTCGTATGAATTCTAAATCAGGTGGTAGTGGGTAACCGTTAGACGGTTTTGATTCCCAGTTTTCCCCCCATATATTTTCTAAATTATCAGAAAATATAAATTCATATATGTTATCACCCTTATAATTAGGTCCTAATTCATTAACATATATCAAATAAATCATTATAGTATCTGACCTTTAACAGTAACTCGAAATTGTTTATTGTTCATTTCAAACACTAAATTTTTGTGGTTTGTTTTTCCAACAAGTTTTGCGTTAGGATATTTGGACACTAACTTAGTTGATGCAACTTCTTGAGAAATACTTTCAGAAACAGTTTTAATTTTACTAATAGTTTTTAATTTATTTTCTTTAATTAAATTCTTTTCGTTTTCCTCAACTTTAAAGTATTTTTTTAATATATTATCAATTTTAGATTCGGTAAAAAGTCCTTCGATAACATCTTCCATGTGTTTACCATGTTTTGGATTAACACCTTTAATTTTTGAGTGATGGTTATGTCCTTCACCAACTTCTTCATATCCACCTTCACCATATAAATTATCATCAAATTCTTGGCCGTCCATATCAAAATCACTTTCAGACATTTCACCAGTAGGTTCTTCAATACCTATTTCTTCACCGTCAGGTTCTTCCATATCCATTTCTTCACCACCAAATTCTTCATCATTTTCAACACCTTCAAGTTTATTTAAGATATCTTCTTTATCTTCTTCGTCTAAAGATTCTAAATTTAATGCCGATAATATAGAATTAACAACATATTTAATGTCTTTAGAGGTCATTGGTTCTTCATCTTCTTGAGAGTCTTGGAAAGCCCTTAATTTCTGAGCTAATTTACCTGTCAATTTTTGAATAACTTTTAATGTTATAACTTCATCCTCTTCAGGTTGTTCCATTTCTTCACCTTCAGGGTCTTCCATACCTAAATCATCTTCCATACCTAAGTCATCTGTTGGTGCGGGTGCAGGTGCGGGTGCAGGTGCGGGAGCAGGTGCAGGTACGGGAGCAGGTGCGGGAGCAGGTGCCGCTTGTTCCTTAGTTTCCCCCATTTTTAAAATGTATTTTGTTGCCGCTTTTTCATCTACATCACTCTCACCAAATAATGAAACATTTGATTCATACCCTTCGTTAACATTAACCTCTTTGGCAATTAAGTTAAGACGTTTGAATGCTTGTGAATAAGAAGAATAGTATTTTCTATTTTTCATTGGTTCTAAGTAATCATTTTTACCCGCAGATTCTGCTAGTGTTTTTTTAATCACATATCCGTTTTTTTCTTTAACAATTTGATAATTGTTTCCGTCAGATAAAGTCTTTATATATTCGATTGATTTATCTTCATTTACAGGTGTCGGCATATTTTCATTATATCTAGAAATCTCAATGATACGGTTGATTTTGTCCATACCTTGTAATTTTTCACTTCCGATTGGTTTTAAGTTTCCCATTATTTTGTTTTTTTTAAAATTAATTTATATTATAAATATATTCAGAATCAAAAATGTTATCGTTCTAACATAATTCAGTCATTTATTTAAATCCTAATGCCGCCAATAATGGGGTTAACCAACTATTAACTTCTTCATTATTTCCTTTATTATCTTTAGTAATGACCGTATTTTCTTCACTACCTTTGGTAATTACAGGATTCTCGGAATTTGTTTTATCGTCATTACTATCAACATTATAGTCAGTACTTGTTTTATTAGTAAAAATTTTTCCAGAATTTTTTAATAAACTTCTTATATGTTCACCATAAGGTAAACCTATGTGTACATGAGTCATTGTGTCATGACCAATCCATTCAGAAATAACCCCAATGTAATCACCAACTTTAATAGTATCACCAATTTTTAGTTTTACATTTTTAACGTGAGTGTAAAAAATATTGGGAAATCCCTCAGCACCTTTAATTGATACTTGTGTCCCAAAAATTTTTCCAGAATTTTTTCCTGTATCTCTAATGTTAGTAACAGTACCGTTAGTATATGAATTAACAACTGTATTGGGAGGTGCGAAAATATCCCAAGCGTTATCTGATTGCCAATTACCTAATTTTCTACTACCGTGATTTTTTGGCCCGTTTTCTAAATCAGTTTTAAAATTACCTCCGATATTGGTGGATGATTCCTTCAGGGATAATTTTTTATCAATATAATTATCTTCATATTGATATAACTTTTCAATATACCCATTTCTTCTTAGTACTTTGAAAACTAAATTTTCATCCGAATATTCACCACCCTCTTCTAACCCACAAGTTCTATACTTTTTAAGTTTTTTCTTGTATTTGTCAATTATTTGTTTAGCCTCGTCAATAGACTCATCTTTAACATTTTCAATAACCCCATCAATAATATCCATCCATTGTTTTGATTTGTTTTTAATCAATTCAAGGTCAATTTTAATATTTTCTTTTTTAGGTTTGTTTTCCCATTTATCAAATAAAACCGAGTACACCCCACTACTAAAGTGAGCCTCAATTTCATTTTGAACATATAACTCAACTTCATATCCGTAGATGCTGATATCGTGTTTGTCGTTATATATGGTTTTTTTTAATTGAAATAATTCTTCGTATAAAGGTAATTCAGTTTTAGAGAACTGATTGAAGTCGACTAAAATGTGTAAATCAACATCTGAAAATTTTGACCAATTATAGTTTGATAATGACCCAGTCATTATAACATCTGATACAACAATATCTACTTTTAAAAACTCTATAAACTCATAAGCAATCTGAAGTAGACGTGACCTAACTTTAGGTGACATTTTTTTTAAAGAATCATCCCAAATTTTAGGGTTTAATTCCTCTTGCACCTGAAAACTAGTTAATATACTTTTTAAATCGCCCATTAATAATAAATAGTCGAATATTGATAATAATTAAAGTTTAGTATATTTGAATTTTTTAGAAATTTCTGTGTTAAAAAATTTACCTTGTGATTCATTCATTCTAAATCTTGTGTAAACCTCATGAGGCACCGCATCATATTGGTATTTCATACCGTTTTTAAATTCCACCACCATTAATTTGGTTTCGGTGTCGTACTCAGTTTTTACTAAGTTACTTGAGTCAATCTCATTAATAATCTTCGTCCCGATTATCTCTTCTTTTTTTACTGCCATTTTGTAAAGGTGTTTCTGAATCTATTATTTGTAATTTACCTCTAAGATAATGAACAAACTCATTGTGGTCAATATCAGGAAAAAAACTTTTTAATTCTTGGAATAATTTTGAATGTAAACTGCTAAACTTTTGAAAGTTCCTCATAATATCTTGAGGGTAGTATGGTGGGTTTTCTAAATCTTTTTCTGACCATCCTTCTCTTTGAAAGGCCTGTCTAAGATTCTTATAGGTTTCTATAAGTTCTTTGTCGGCACCAAGAGTCTCAATATATTTGGTATAGTGTTTTATCATATTCATAAATATAACCAAAAATTAAATTTTTTAATTTAGATATTTTTCTTACCTTTGTTCCTGTAGTTGAAAATACAAAATTAATCCTTATAATTAACTAAAAACAAAATATGATAGAATCTGTGGACAACGGGGGAAAGAATAACCCACCTAAATCAATATCTGACTCTTCAACACCTGTGTTGGATAACTTCAGTAGAGATTTAATTAAATTAGCCGAACAAGGTAAATTAGACCCTGTTGTTGGTAGAGAGAGAGAAATTACGAGGATTGCCCAAATTCTTTCTCGTAGAAAGAAAAACAACCCTATTATTATTGGTGAACCTGGTTGTGGTAAAACCGCAATTGTGGAAGGATTGGCAATTAAAATTTTTAACGGCGAATGTCCAAGAAATTTAATGGATAAAAGAATTGTATCGTTAGATATGACTTCAATAGTTGCGGGCACAAAATATCGTGGTCAGTTTGAGGAACGTATGAAAGTAATTATTGAGGAATTACAAAACGCCCCAAATATCATTGTGTTTATTGATGAGATTCACACTATAGTTGGGGCGGGTAATTCATCAGGTTCTTTAGATGCGTCAAATATCTTTAAACCAGCACTTGCTCGTGGAGAAATTCAATGTGTTGGTGCTACAACTCTTGATGAGTATCGTAAAAACTTTGAGAAGGATGGAGCGTTAGAAAGACGTTTCCAAAAAGTTATTGTTGACGCTTCAACAAAAGAAGAAACATTAGAGATTCTTAAAAATGTTAAAGATAAGTACGAAACATTCCATAAGGTATCCTATACTGATGAAGTACTTTCTGTATGCGTTGATTTGGCCGCAAGATATATCACGGATAGAGAGTTCCCTGATAAAGCATTTGATATTATTGATGAGGTTGGTGCAAGATGTCAGGTTGAAATTAAAATGCCTGAGATTATTGAAAAATTAAAACAAGCCGCCACAGATGTTAAAATTGAAAAACTTGATGTTGTTAAAAAACAAAATTACGAAGAAGCTGCAAATTTACGTGATAAAGAAAAACGTATTCTTAATAAATTAGATGTTGAGAAGAAAAAATTTGAAGATGAACTTTTAGTTAAGAAGAAAGAAGTTTCTATTGAATTGGTTTATGAGGTTGTTTCAAATATGACCAAAATCCCTATCAGTAAACTAAATGCGGATGAAACCAAATTATTGTCTGAAATGGAGGCAAACTTATCTGATAAAGTTATTGGGCAATCTGAGGCGGTTATGAAAATTGCTAAGTCAATCAGACGAAACAGATTAGGTATCAAAGACCCTAATAAACCAATTGGTTCATTTATTTTTCTTGGTTCAACAGGTGTGGGTAAAACCTACTTAGCAAAACAATTAGCAAAACAAATGTTTGGTAGTCAGGAAAATATGATTCGTGTAGATATGTCTGAATATCAAGAAAAACATAGTATCTCAAGATTAATTGGAGCACCTCCAGGATATGTTGGTTATGATGAAGGAGGACAATTAACCGAACAAGTTAAAAACAAACCTTACTCAGTAATTTTGTTTGATGAGATTGAAAAAGCAAACAAAGACATATTCTCAACATTATTACAAGTGTTGGATGACGGTCATCTAACTGATGGTATGGGAAGAAAGATTAATTTCAAAAACTGTATTATTATTATGACATCAAATGTTGGGGTTAAGAAACTACAAGATTTTGGTGCTGGAGTAGGGTTTAAAACTAGCTCAAGTTCTTACGTTGAAGAAGAACAAAAAAGAGAAGTTTTGAAGAAAGAGCTTAAGAAGTTTTTTGCCCCTGAATTTTTAAACCGTATTGATGAAGTCATTATTTTTAATTCATTAGTGAAAGAAGATGTTAAAAAAATTGTTAAACTTGAGTTGAGTGTCTTATCAGAAAGATTAACGGGTCTTAAATATAATATAATATTTGATGACTCACTTGTTGATATGATTTCTGAGGTTGGGTTTGATGACATGTATGGGGCTCGTCCATTGAAAAGGGCTATTCAAGATAAAATTGAAGACTTTATATCGGAAGAAGTTCTTAAAAGTAACATTCAAGAAAACACTAAATACACGTTAATTAGTGAAAATGGGGATGTTAAATTTAAAGAAGTGAAGAAAGTTACAAGAAAAAGAAAAGGGGTTGAATAACCCCTTTTTTTATGTTCATTAATAAGTAAAAAATAACCCCACATTATACGTTTTGAATTTGAGATTCAAATAGTAAAATAGAGCTCATAATGATTAACTTTATAGCTCAATTTTAATTAAAAATGAGCTTAAAACAAACATTAGATGAGCTTAAAATTAATGACTTAGGGGTTTTTTTAGTCAAATAAATAACTGTATCGTGGTTTTGATTTGAATGGGTATTTTACGTTACCCAATTTTTCAATTAATTCTTTACCCGTTTTAATTCCGTTATAAACATCCTCAATAACCACATATTCTTCTCTTGTGTGGTAATCATAGTACCCAATTGAGAAGTTAATACATGAGAAGTCGAATGTATTCTTCAATGCGTAAACATCGGTATATGGGTGAGACTGATATTTTCTGTCAGGATTAAATGTTTCGGTTAATACCTCATCACACGATTTAAAAAACTCGGTGTCTCTACCAAATAACTGAACACCCATACAGAACTCACTAACCATCCAATTCTCAGGTGCATCAAATTGAATTCCGTACCCTACGTTCTTGAAGAAATCTTTATCGGCTTGTTTTGAACCGTGACAACCTGTTTCTTCAGAAACAAAAAATGCGGCTTTAAGATTTGGTAATTCTTTTAATAATTCTAAACATGCATAAACGCCACATTTATCATCACCACCAATTCCTGTTGATTGTCCTAAATCGTTGAACGCTTTTAAAGATGGTTTAATTACTCCCTGAGCGTTAGGTAATTCCATTTCTTTGACGTTTATAACATCTAATTGATGTACGGTGTCAGTATGGGCAATAACACACGGGAAAAAGAAATCTTTAGTAATATCCTGAGATGTTTTAGTTGCGTAAATGTTTCGGTGTTTGTCAACTTGAAATGGTATTTGGTTTTCAGTTAACCAATTAACTAAAAACTCAATCATTCGGTCTTCCTTATATGTCTTTGTTGGGACCGACAAAACGTCCTTTAGTAATTGATAGTTTCTCTCCATAGGCCAAAGATAAGTAAATTACTTGACTTTGACAAATTTATTTTCAAATAATTCCGATTGATGTAAAAGTTGGTCAAAGTCTTCAAAATCATAACTTCTTTTTTCTCCACGATACCCACCTTTTAATGAAACCACAACATGGACTTTATTTGTTTTTGGGTCCATTTTAACTATTTTAAAATTTCTTGATTCGTCTTTGGGTAATTTGTAATTAGTTTCCATATCGTACTTACTTAAAATTTTTGACGCATTATCTGAGAATTTTTTAATATCTTCAAATTCGTCAGAGTCTTCAAGTTTAGTAAACATATTATCTAATTGCCAACCACAAGTACGATTAAATGATTCATCATCAAAATCAATACAATCTTGTTCATAAGAATATTCTTCCCATCCACCAATATTGCCTGATTTATGTCCAATATCACTTAAAACCTCACTAACCGTTAAATGTCTTTCGCCCGTCATTGAATATAAAGATAATAACACAGATACTGTCGTCACATAACTATAAAAACAATTTCCCATATTGAATATTCCATAATTTTGGAAAAAATTACAACAGTCGTCTTCCATCATCTTACGGGCACCTCGTTCTTTACAGTTATTTCTTTCTGACAACCAATCAGACATAATTTCCTGAGATTCACGTTCAAATGTTGTTAATAATAAAATAGACGATTTTTCCCATTCTTCATCATTTCGTAATTGTGAAAGTTCTGGTGATAGTATTTTTAAAATTTCTTTTAATTTAATTAGGTTTTCATCATTTAATTCACGTAATAAATAACCTCTTCTCCAATCCTCATCAACAAAATCTCCACTTTCAAAATCGTAGGACTCATAATTAGAATATACGTAATTTGCAAACCAAATATCTCCATCAGATAGGTCAAATAATTTCCAATAATCCTCATAATTGTCAAATTTTAATTTAACTCTACTCTTACCCGGTGTTTGTTCATTAAATTTGATGTCATATACGATTGGGTCAAAGTTATTAGCGTCCCAGTTATTTACCTTTTGACCATTTTTAATTTTCAATAACAAATCATATATTTCACTATTTCCTCTAATATCTTGGACATAGGGTTTTAAGTACGGATACTTAAATGTGATGTTATCGTAACTTTCAAGTTTTAATTCAATACCTGAATAGTATTCAAGTTCACCGTCTGTAGGTTTGTATAGTGTATATATATATTCAGGACCAGGATTAAATTTACTTACGGCAAAAAATAATTCACCATGACTAAAATCTCGGTCATATAATTCAGTAACTTTTGGAGGTCCGTAATATGTGGCCGCGTTCTTGTTGAACACCTGTACAAATACAACATACTCGTTTTCAAATATTATTTTAGCATTTTTTGAATCTTTCACAAATATTTATTTACATATAAATATAAAATAGTTTGGTAATTAATAAGACTTTACTATCTTTGTACAAGAAATAAGTTTTTTGAAATATGGGGGTAACTTGGAATTGACTGGCATTGTTAGTTATTCGGGGCACGCAGTGAGATGTATCCTTTCACTTAAATCTACGGATGTAAACAGTAAACGGAAACGTTTTAAACAAAATGGCGACAATCGGATTAATCCGTGAAGACGCTGCGGTAGTTGCCTAACATATAGGAAACAACCATACGGGTCGGTGGACATACAACCTAGGAACAGAAGTCTTTACAAGGGTGGAAAAATGACTGAACCCAAAATTGAGTCATCCATTGGTTGTTAGTTTACGATGGTGAAGAACGAACTAACTATTTTTGGAACATTAGAAAATGTTATCCTAAGCGTGTAGTCCTTAATAGGTAAGGTGTACAACACGAGGGTTCGAACCCCTCTACCTCCACTAATTAAACCTCATCTTAAAAAGGTGGGGTTTTTTTATACACATAAATTAAATTACAAAACTTTTTTTAAAATAAAAAAACCCCAAGATTATTGAGGTTTGATTAAAAATCGTATTCTATATATTGGGTAATTTTAAAAAGGGCTGAGAATACACCGTTTTGTGAGAATCTTTAGAAGGATTATTGTTTCCCTTCATTTCCACCATCTTTTGAATGGTAATCCTCATCGCCGATTGGTTAGACCAATCACTTCTTAAGGTTTTAACTACTCTATTACTACTCTACTCTCCTCAATCTTGCGAACTGACTTAGGATTCGACTCCTTAGAGGTTTTTGGTAACAATATACGTTGACTTGCGGTCTCGGTATGCCATGAACAACTCATGACTATGTAGGCGACTTTCATCAAAACCTGACGAACACTTTTGCTTATAGTTATTTTAGTTTTACTTAAATTTAGTATAAGTTATGTGTTGTGGATGATTCCAAGTAGAGGTCCGTCTTAAGCCTCGTTGTCTTTTGAACAACAAGATACTTTTCTACTCGGTAGAGTGTCCCCACTCTCATATTTTAAGATTACTTCGTACCAAGACCTTGGTGGGTCTGTGGTAAGGATATTAGCGACACCACTCGTTCTCTATCTTACCTTCAGGTTTTATCCCTTCGGTTTTAAGTCACCTCTTATATTGGGACCCGCAATTGTGTATTCGGAGTACACTTCTCACTTGGCCCCTATGGGTTATTCTTATTGGTGTTCCCACCTCAAACTGACAATCCACATTGCCCGTTCAGTTTTCCATTTCCCTACGAAGTTATCCTCGGTACTACAGGCTCACTGATATCCCACTTGTATACTCGAGTTCGGTTACCCGAACCGCAAAACCATTAACACTTATGATTTCACTTTATCCCCCTTTCGAGGTTTATTTAACGACCATATACGGCCGATTATCTTTTATACAACACCGAAGTGTTGTAATGGATAATAATATTTCAAAGAACGTTTCGGACTCTTCCGATTTGTTTTACAAAGATAAGTAAAGTTTTTTGATTTACCAAATCTTTTTTTATTTTTTTTTTAAGATTTGTATCTGAATTGTTATCTATCTCTTTTGTTGTACAAAGATAAGTAAACTTTTTTGATTTACCAAATCTTTTTTTATTTTTTTTAAAGATTTGTATCTGAATCGTTATCTATCTCTTTTGTTTTACAAAGATAAGTAAACTTTTTCGATTCACCAAAATTTTTTTTAAAGAAAAAAAAACCCCCTAAAAAAGGGGGATTATTTAATTATTTATAATTTTTTTAATCTTATCTATTTGTTCGACAAGTCTTTTATTATTACCATAATCTTCTTTGAAAGCTTTCTTAATGTTTTTACCAACATCTTTTATGTTTTTACCGACACCTTTGGTAATATCATCGGCAATTGAAAATGGGGATAATAATGTATCTAAGAAAACATTACCAGACCCAACATTTTTATTTCCAATATCAAGTTTAGGGTTATCATCAAGTTTAGGGTCATCTTGTATTGGTTTATTTTTTTTAGGGTCTTCTTTTTTAGGGTCTTCTTTTTTAGGGTCTTCTTTTTTAGGACCAACACCTTTTAGATATGTTGATACGTCTAATTTTTTATCATCATTGTTTTTTATTGAGTAACTAATTCTATCGTCAGTGAAATGTCCAATAATTTGACCTTGTTTTATTCTATCGCCTGGTGAAACAAATGATTTACCAACATTACAAAATTCGGAATATATATCATCACCATTAAACTCATGTTTAATTTTAATAAAATTTTCACAAGAAGGTGTTCTGTCAAAAATAATAACACCGTCATAGGGATTTATTAATTTTGAATTTGGGTATGCAATTAAATCAACAGATTTTGACATCATAGATGATTTCATATTACCATACGGGGCTGGGTTAATAAATTTTTCCATTATAATAAATTTTTAATTCTTTTAATATTCTCAATCAATTTATTGGTTGGTTCCTCACCTTCTTTAAACCCTAAAGAACCTAACAATGGGCTTAAAAATTTTTGGATAACGTCGTTACTTTGTGATGAATCATTAGAATCATTAGTCAAATTATTAGTCGAATCATTAGTTGAGATAGAAGTTGAGTTAGAGGTTGAATCGTTAGTTGAATTAGACGTTGTTGAGATTGATTCATTACCAATATAAAATAAATGCCAAGGTTCTTTTTTTCTAAGTACCCCATCAACATTGTAAGTTACCTTAAACCCATATTTTTTACAATTATCCGCAACCCAATTTTTAACCCCTGAATTTGTATCCCACCAACTAGGTTCAGTACTAAATATGTCAAAGGCCTTTCCTGTGTGGTGTTGAGAAAAACCAGGAACTGTGTTATACTTTTGTGTGTCATCAACACCCCTATCTTTAGCTTTTTTTCCAAAATTATCTACTTGGTCATCATAACTTCTATAATCAGAAACAATACCGTCGGGAAACCGAATTTTAGGGTTTGCTTTTTTACAATCTTTTATTAATTTTTCAATACTTTTCTTAGCTTCGTTATTAATCCCTCCATTATCTGGTTGTATATTACCTTCTTGTTTAAATTCTTTATCAATATGTGATTGAGTAATGTTAATACCATACTTTGTTTTTAATTTATTTATCGAGGATTTAATTTTTTCAGGTAAGTTTTTAAAATTTGTAGATTGAGTATCACTCCCTGTAGACGTACCATTATCAGATTTTCTTGATACATGAACATGATGATGATGATTTGGGAATCCAAACCATAAAACGGCTTTATCGTTACCTCGTTCAGAATTTACTTTATACCCCATAGATTCTAGGGTTCTAACAAATTTTTCAATTTTATCGTAAATACCTTTTTTTTGAGCACTTTCTTTACTACCGTAACCTTTATTATCAAACATTGCCAAATCAACCGCCAAACCAAGCTCATGTCTAGTACCTTTTTTATGTCCTGAAACTGCGGTTGTTACACTAGCCATAACATTAGCGTTTTTAGCCGCTAAATTTACATCCATTAATAAAGATGGGTTTATTTTATCAGAGGCGGGATTACCGTGACCAATTTGTTTAAAATTAACATTACTATATTTTGAAGGTTGGACCGATTCGGGCTTCTCGTTAATATAACTTCTCATTTTAATAAATATAAAGAGATTTAGGTTTGTTAACCATTTAGGTGACCCATAAGAACTCCACCAATTGAAGTTGCGTGAACTTGTAAGTGATTTATCGACTCCATATCAAGTTTTGTTTTTCTTTTTGAAAAATCTAACCCTAAGGTCCCAATAAACTTATTATCAATTGTTTTTATTGAAAATAAATACCCTGATTTACATCCTGTATCTTCCGCAATATATTTTAAACCGTGAGTTGCAACAGATTCGTCTTTATAATCGTGAATTTCAATTACATCATTTTCTAGTAAATAATTGATAGACTTACTAAATAAATTAACAGGAATGTTTTGAAAATTTGATTGAATTGAATTTGTATTTTGGGAAACCGTCTCATAAATGACACTGAATTTTGCCATTGATTTACCTGTCGGGTAAAAGTGGCCTCCATTATGAAATTGTGTTATCCAAACTCTGTCCGCTTTAAATTCTTCTTTAATATGTTCAATTTTTGTTGTAATTAATTCACTAACTAGTAGTGTTTCTTTAACCATGTCAGGCATTTCTTTTTTTTTCTCTAATTTGTTCTTTGTATATAAAAGAATAATAGGACCTAATACGCCTGATATAAACGCAACAATAACTTCTGTGGACATAAATAATATATTTTTATAATAAATATTATGATAACCAAAAAAACACGATTTTAAGTCGTGTTTTATAGTTTTTTAAATTTATCGGTGGTTAAATTCCGTATAATACTTTCTTCGTATTCTTTTCTTCCATCACATTTATTTTTTTCTGTTGTACTCCAAAGGTTTTTTCCTCCGTTTTTTATATGACAGTTGTGGGGTTTATCCATTTTTTTGGAAAACTCCACAATCATGTCATTATGTTTATTCCTTATAACCCAAGGACATTCTTTACAAGCCATTATCCTACAACCGTATTTTAATCATATTCCAAAGTTAATTCTTTTTTTTCAAACCAAAAAGGTTTTTCTCTGTTTTTCCAAGCCGCTAAATTAGATTTAGCCCCTATGTAATAATTTCTGTAAGATTCTACAACAGAATCAACTTTAAACTCATCAGGCATCGCCTTAGCTGGGTCTGTAAATTCAATATCAGGGATGTTTGGTTTATTAATCAAACACCACTCAATTACATCTTGAGATTTATGTCGTTTACCGTATCGGTAAGTGTATTCTTTACTTAATTCCAAACCCAACTCACACAAATACAAATAATTTGATAATGACTCGCGACACCAAATAGAACATGGGTGGTTTTTATGTGATAACTTGTACGGTACTTGGCCGGTATCATGTATTGTATCATGTACGGTCATGTGATGAACACCACACAATAACTGAGCGGTTTCCAAAATCATTTTAACTACGTGTTTGTCAACATGATATTGAGCCGATAATGTAGGATTCTCGTCTAAAAAAAATATATTCATTACACATTATTTTTAATTAAGGTACAAAGATACTATTTTTTTATTAAAAAACAAAACTACCAAGGGTTCTGTTTATAATGGGAGAACTTTTTTCTGCCATAAATCAAAAAAATCAGGGTTTTTTATAATAATAGACCAAGTTTCAATTTCAAACTTTCTATTTAAATCATTTTCTATTCTAGCTGATGAAGGTAGTTTAATCATGGTTGATAAATCAGAACTTGATAATCTAATATTTGGCGTTAAAAATATTTGTCTCCACATATAAAGGTCGCTCCAAATATTTTTTGGTGCAGCCCTCCAACCAAATTTTAATTTTCGATATAAATCCATCGTATGGGAGGCACCAGTTAAACTAATTTTATTTTGTTTAGGTTTTAAATGATAATCAACCCATTTTTTTTCTTTTAAGTTAACCCTTAAAGAGTCTATACTTTTATCTGGATACACCAAAACAGGTAATGGGTGAGTAAAATCACTATCAACCAACATATTTTTCATTACTTCAACGTGTTTAGATAATAGAAGGTCATCATCCCCAAGATAAGTGACTATGTCTGATTTTGACTCAGAAATTACCCTATGTCTTGCAACTTCGTTTCTACTTAATCTTTTTGGTTCGTCTTCAAACCTAACCCTATTGTCAGTTTTAATTATATCACTAATAACGTCTCTTGTGTCATCAGTAACACCATCACCAATAATAACAATATCCAAATCATCAACAGTTTGATTTTGAGCACTTTCAACAGAATATTTAAGTGTTGTGGGGTGATTATGTGTTGGAATAATCACCATAACCGATGTTACCATCGAAAAGGAACTATTTCTATCGCCTCATCAGATTCATAAGGTAAATCAAGAGCGTCAGGTTTATGATAATTATACATCGAAGTTGGCATGTTAATAATATATGCCTCATCAGTCCCAATATTCTTCCATCCGTGATATAAATTTGGTGGGATAACTAACAATACAGGATTTCTTTCCGAAACTTTAAATTCATTAATAACACCATATGTTGGAGAATCTATTCTTCCATCATAAACTACGATTGAAACAAGACCTTTAACAACAAATAATCTGTCTGTACTATTTTGATGTAACCCCCAAGCACGGATTCTACCTATTTGAGTTGTTGTTACATGAGTGTGAACAATAGGGTCAGTAATTTCATCCCAATCTGTTCTGGCAATCTCACATAATGTTCCATCCTCATGAGGAACAGGTCGAATAAATTTTACTTTAACACCATCAATAATGGTTTGACTTAAAATTTTACTTTTAGTCACCGCTGATTGTTTTTGAATTAATTTATCTAACCCAAACACATTTATTTTATTTTCCATATTTTTAATTTTTTAAAAAAAAATAAACAATTTATGGTAAACATAAAGAAATAAATTATTTTAACTCTTGTACTTGTTTCATAATATCAGTAACTTCTTCTCGACTCAAGTACCCGATAACATCATTTGTTACAGGAGTATCGTAAGTTAAGTCACCATCTTTACCAAGAACCGCAATCTCAAACAAACCATTTTTACCTCCATATGAATGTGTGTGACATACAACAGACACACCGTATCCATTTTCAAACACCATTCTACACTTAACACCAATTCTGTGCGAATCTTCTTCAATTTTTTTAAACTCTAAATCTTCAAATTTTTTCATAATAGTTATTTTTTTTAAATTATTATCGGTAACTTCTTAACAATCCTTTTTTGTATGCAATATAATCTTTTTCGTATTTATATGGCCAAGCAATTAAATAAGTGTTTTTTTCACTTTTTGGATAGCTGTATAAATTATTTTTTAATTTTTTTTTAATCTTTCGTGGCAATCTAAATTTTTTCATAATACTTATTTTTTATTATTTTGGCGGTCTCGAAGGGAGTCGAACCCTCTTTTTCGTTTACCTACTCGCTACCGTGACAGGGTAGTACACCAACCGTTATGCGCCGAGACCAAGTTTATCAGTCTTTCCTGAACGTCACCTCTAACCCACAGGTATGAACCTGTATCGTAGTAAAGCTTGGTTGGCTATGGTAGTCCCACCGGGAATCGAACCCGACTTTCCAGGATGAAAACCTGACGACCTAACCGATAGTCGATGGGACCAAAAGTTTGTGAGACCCGCTCCTCACTCTGAACTTGTACTTTGTTCTATTAAGCGTTTATTTAGTGAAGTCAAAGTTCCTTTCATCCGTGCAAGTCGGACTTCTGTTGTTTCATTTAGAGCGGGTAGAGAGAATCGAACTCTCGTCTTCAGATTGGAAGTCTGAAGTAATACCATTATACGATACCCGCAGTTGTGACTACTCCTTGGGAAGTTTCGTCACGTTTACGTGAATGAGGAGGCCAATCCTACTGATATCACGGGTGTAAGTTTTAACGATAAACTATCACCACAAAACGTCAGTTTTTAACAACCAAAACTGAATAAACGGCTTATCTCTTTTGAACCCCTTTTAAAGTGTGTGTTCCTACCATCATAAGCTGACCCCTACTGCCAACACTCCCGTACTGATGGTTGGATTCGAACCAACGTTTTAAACTTACCACTACAGTCATAGACGATATAAGCGTCCACTGGTACATCATCATAATTAAAGGGTAGACACGGGCCTAGCTAGCCATCTTTCAGGAAAGGCCCTTACTAATATTCTACCCTTTTAGTTGCGGGAACAGGGTTCGAACCTGTAATCTAGGCTTATGAGACCTAGCGGATGACCAATTTCCACATCCCGCGATATGTAGTTAATATTGGACTCGAACCAATGACCTATTCCGTATCAGGGAATTGCTCTAACCAACTGAGCTAATTAACTATATTCTCGTCTTTCCGAGGTGTCAATACGGATATTTTGTGTACAATTCAGGACTCTCGTATTGCTTCCTTAGTTGTAGTCAGGGCCGGACTCGAACCGGATAAGTAACCATATAGGACTCGGAACCATTCCTCATTACACCCACCTGACTATATCAACATTAGCACTTCAACTTTCTACTCCCAGCACCGAGGAATTGTATCTAACTTAGCCCGTCTCACCGCTGTGTGGGAACTGAAGTTTACTAATGTTTTGAGGATGAGAAGTCCTCTGTGTTGTCTGTACTGTTTAACTTGTCCGATTACACTTTTATTGTGGTCGTAGTTTATTTCATACATAGTGTCTGTTCAGTCTTACTTTCTCAAGGGAACAACACATTTGTAGTCAGGACAGGAATCGAACCTGTAACCACGTCTGGTATGGGTTCACTTACTGCCAATGAGATTGCGGTCTCAAGGATTCGGTTATTTGCCATAGCGTATACCAATTCCGCCACCTAACTATGTTTTTTTGGGTAACTAATGGGAATTGAACCCATGGCACAAGGTACCACAAACCTTTGCTCTACCAACTGAGCTATAGTTACCATTTATTTGTGATTCATAGTTGACACACACTCTTGTCTCACCATCTTATGTCAACAGGTTAATGTACTTTACAAGTTTCCCGTTTCTTACTTCACACAATATTTTAATTTCAAAGAACTTTTCTTTTTGTGTGGGAGTGAGTCCACCAACACATTTACTCACCCCCATCGTTTCTTCTACAAAGATATGTAATCACTTTTGATTTGCCAAACAATTTGTAAAATATTTTTTATTTTTTTTGTACCTCCAACAGGACTCGAACCTGTAAAATTCATTTTCTAAGAATGACTCGTATACCAATTCCGACATAGAGGCGTTTTATTGAGGCCCCGATTGGATTTGAACCAACGTAAACGGTTTTGCAGACCGCCTCCTAACCACTCGGACACAGGACCATTTTTAATTGTTTGCACTCCAGGAAGGTCTCGAACCTCCGACACACGGATTTGGAATCCGTTGCTCTACCAACTGAGCTACTGAAGTGTATTGGGTGAATAGTGGGTTGTTGTATTATATCTATTCGGAAATTTTCCTAATAGATTATTCAATTGTAGATGTCTATCCGGAAATTTTCCGGATTTTAATTTCGGAAGACATTAGTCGGGATACCAGGACTCGAACCTAGATGATGTCCACTTCCCAAAAGTGGCGACTTACCAATTAGTCCACATCCCGTTATTGTTGTTCCCCAAGGGTTCAAACCTCGATTCCATGGACCAAAACCATGTGTCCTGCCGATTAGACGAGGGAACAGAATAAAACCAATATGTCAAAGAACCTTTTTGAGCTCCGTACCAGAATCGAACTGATTTCTCCTGATTACAAGTCAGGCGCATCGCCATCAATGCTTACAGAGCCAATATAAAACAAAAAAACCCGAGATTTTAGTCTCGGGTTTTACATTCCTTTTATTATGTTGTTAAACGTTTTTAACTCATAAATAAAAATACCCTCGACTGATTTTGCGTAATATAGCCGAACGACCACTGAATGCTCGGTAGACAATTAACCATATGTTTAAGTGTATTTTTCATTTTGTTATAAATATATCGTTGTTTCTAAAAATTTAATTCTTTTATAAATATATGTAGTTTTTTTTATTTAACAAGTGTTTTTATTATTTAACTTCAAACGCATAAAACAATATACGTTTTTTCTTGGTTGAATCTTCATAGTTACCAATCACAACACCATCTTTAATTGTGAAAGCGTGACGACTAACTAACATAAAAAATGTCCCAACAGGGTTTTGTTTTGTAAAAGTACCTACAGTCATTTTACGGTTAACCTTCTCACCCTTTACGTTAACGGTATATTCTAATGTGCGTCTATTGTAATTGTTTAATTTACCAACACATTTAACTTTTTTGTAATTTATTTGAGTTCTATTCTCCGCAAGGTTGGTCATTTTATTTACAGTACCATAAGTCCCTTGACGGTTCTTACGACCAAAATTATCTCTAACGTATCCGTGAGCGTAATTGTAAGATACATCAAAACAAGACGCAAATGCTCTTACAACACAATCATTTTTTTCATTTTTCGCAATTTGGGATTCTTCATAACCTTTAATCGCTTTTTCTGTATTACAATATGGTAGTGAGTCTTTCATATTGTAAAGATACAAAAAATTTTGTAATCGGAGTCTACTTTTGCGAAAAATATTAAACTAATAAATTAAAATTTTTATCTTTTAACCCAAAACCACGGGTCCTACCATTAGACCAAAAGACTGTTTTACTATTTTTTTGATATTTATAGTCTGGCATAAACCTTTAATCAACATTAAAAATGACTAAAGAACAAATCCAAGGTATCGTTAGACACGCACTTACTTTTGTAGGTGGTATCCTGATTATGAAAGGTCTTGCAACTGATTCATCAGTACAAGAACTTATCGGAGCAGCGGTTACACTTGTAGGTGGTGTGTGGTCAATTATTTCTAAAAAGAAATAGTTGATAAATACCAAATCAAAGAAAAAGGGGGAATTATCCCCCTTTTTTTGTTTATTGATGTAAAAAAATTATCACTAATTAATTTTTAATTTACACTCATTACAGAACTCTTTAGTGTCTAAACCGTGAGATTTCATGATACAAGATTGATTATTACAGTGAGATAACCCAAAGTTATGTCCTAATTCGTGTACCGCAGTATGAACTAAACTAGTATTATTATAGTGATTGTTGTTTCTCATTTCTTTAGTACTAATAACAGAGCCGTCACAATTAATTCTTGCGTGTCCACTAATCAAATCATTAGAATTTTCATTACATAATGGTTCGTCAGTAACATACATATTCATATTTGATTTACCAACAGATAATGTTAATACTTTGTACGCTAACAATACGTTAGTGTTATTGTCATAGTAAAAATCATCTGACTCAACACTTTCAGAGATAACACAACGGATACCGTAGAAGTTTTCAACGCCTTCTTTGATTGTATAAAGGTCACTTTGAGTATATTTACCAAAACCGTGGATGTTGATTACTCGGTCAGAACTAACTTCAGTTGAAGATGGTTGTTCTACATCGGTAATTTTAACCTCTTCTTCTTTTGAATAGTTCTTGTCATAACCGTAAACTTTGTCAAGTCTTTTTGCCTCAGACTCCAAAGAACCCATTACTTTGTCATAACTATAGTCGTATTTTTCTAAATACTCATTGGTTCCTCCGATAACAAAAACCATCAAACCAATATAAACGATGTCTTTAAGTGCTGAATATTTCATACCACAAATGTACTATTTTTTTTTTAATCTACAAAAAAATTATTCATTTTTTAAATCGTCAATCATCATTTTTTTTAAAATTGATGGATTATTTTTCCACTCTTTCCAAGTTTCAAAATCTTTCAACCTTTCTAAGGTTTGTTCGGGTATAAGTAAAAACCCTTCAGGTGTTATACCATCATATTTATGAAAATGTGAATTTTCTATTTTTTCCATAATCATTTGACAAAATAGTTCGCTATTAATAAACTCGTTGTGTTCTTGTTCTAAGATATTGTCATGTCTTCCCATATAATAAATTTTAGTGACCTCGACTGGATTCGAACCAGTAACCTACACATTAGAAGTGTGTTGCTCTATCCAATTGAGCTACGAAGCCGTAAGTTAAATCTTTTTAATTTATAGTATAAAGATAATATAAATTACAAAATAGTCAAAAAGGGATTACATTCTTTTTTTACCTCCAAAAATATTTGGTGTCTTATTTACCTTATTAAATGTTTTTGTTAAGGACTTTCTTGCTTCGTCGGCAATGGAACCTTTTTTAATCTCAATTAATTTATTCCTGTCTAACGGAATATTCTCCCTAATAGGTTTAATATGATTTTTGGGGTTATACACGTTTTTGTTAAGAATAATTTGATTAATTAAGTCATAGTTAAATGAAGACACCTTTGGGCTGAGTGGTTTATCAGTTAATAAATTATTAATTAACTCTTTTGATGTCGGGACGTTTTCAACATTAATTTTTATCTCATCGTAACCTTTCTCGATAATTAATTTTTTATAAACAGGTAATTGGTATATATGTTTTGCGGTAAGACCTTGTAATTTAGAATCTCCAAAAGAACTATTTTTAGAATAGGATTGATGGTTGTGCCATGTGTAAAGATAGGTTACCTCATCTAAGAAATAATAATGTTCATTACCTGACATTTCTAACATAGGTATCCCAATGCCTAAATCTACTGCCGCTTTAAAATATTGCCCATTGTATCTTAAATCAGCATCTTTTATCATTCTGAATAAAAATGCTCGATAAGTTCTCATGTGAGAAAAGTTCCAACTAGTACGTCTAGGGTTATCCGCATTTGCTCTACCATACTTCATGGTGCCACCCTTTTTATCTCTCCATTTAGAACCACAAATCCAAATATTAGGGTCAGTGTAAATTTTATTAATTAAACCTAACACAAAATTATCAATTAATTGGTCATCCCCATCCAATTCAATAATAACATCGTTCGAATCAATATTTTTGTTATTACGAATAACATCTATAAAATTTTTGGTTTTATATTTTTTTTCTGTGTTTTTTATAAGAATAAAACGTTCATCATCACCAATTTCTTTTTTGGCAACATCATATGATTTGTCGGTCGACATATCATCAATCATATATGACACAAAATTTGTGTAATATTGGTTTTTTAAAGATTTAATACAATCCGAAACAAATTTTTCGGAATTCCAAAACGTTGATACTATTACTAATTTCATTGAAATTTCCTTATCTATATAACACTCGTTAGTTAATTTTGTTTGTATATCATCATTTTTCAAACCAGTATTGTATATACTACTATCAAAATCTTGTTGTTTAACAAACCCTCCATTATGTTCTACACATGTAATTTCAATATTATTTTCTTTAGCGTATTTACCAACCCACACATCTGCCATATTTGGTTTATCAAAATACTCAATAGGAACTTTAAATAAATCAGTGTGAAAACACATTACTCCAGTACCACCAAATTGTACTTTACGGTCTTTATCCAATGATTTTTTAAAATGATAAACAGTTGATTTACTATTATAAAAACTATTAATGGGGAATGAGTTAAAAGTTCGTGCGTGTAAAGTAATAATCGACTTCCTATTATATTGATTAACCTTGTCAACCATATATTTAGTATAGTTTTCAGGGTAAATCAAATCGTCATCTATTGTAAAATAATAACCATCAGAATCCATTAATTTATAAAATTTATACGCATCCCCTCTGTCATTATCCGTAATAAACAAATTTATTTTTTTATCGTATAATTCAACAGGTATTTCATCATAATCATTAAGGGCAACGTTGATAATATCACATTGATTATAAATTGATTGTATTGTATTAATTAACGTATCACCTCTTTTATAACTGGCGATATTATAAATTATCTTATCCATTATTATTCAAAACTTTTTCACATTTATTTATAAACATATCAATATTGTGAAATCGTGATTCAAACGAGTGGTAAATATTGTTTTCATAAGTAGTACCAAACCCAAATTTAACACCATCTTCTAAATCCCACCTTGGTTCCTCAACACTTGATGGGTACATTAATTTAACTTCAAATCCTTTATCAATTGCAAAATAAGTTAGTTCACCAGCACAATCTGAACGATACGTTTTGTCAAAAGATGGTCGGCCCATTAATTCGTAGGTTTCTCTACTAAACCCTAAAAAACAAGGACCCGCATAAACTATAGAATCTTTAATATGACTAGCTTTTTGTGCAACAGAAAATAATCCGTGGTTATTCTTAATCCATTCAATAGTTTCAGGTATTATTTTTTCATTGAGGGGTATACTGTCAATATCAAATAATATCAGATATTCCCAATCTTGATTACATTCTCTAAGATATTTATCTATTACTTTTCCGTGACCAATCCATTGACCGCATTCAATTTGATTTAATTCGATATTAAAATGTTCAAAAACTCTCTTTTGGTTTGTAACCACTGATTGGTTTATCTTAGCATTATAAAAGGTTATTATCATAATAAATGTATATTATTAGTTATTTTATTTTGAATATCACTAAATCCTTCCCTTTGCCAACACAAAATAGGTGACGTAATAAAACATTTATTTTGTTCTTGTAAAACACTAAAAACAACATCAACTTTTTCACATTCATTAGTATCAAGTTCTTCAAGTAATTTTGGAATAAATTTACGTCTTATTAGATAAGAATGGGTAGTGTAAATTTTTTCGGCAATATCTAATTTAGTTGAGTATGGTTTCTTATCTCCAAGGTTCCATCCTCCTAAATAAACTATATCCCAATCTTTTGGTAGTTCTTCAATTATTTCATTTAATTTAACTTCAAAATTTTCACACAATTCAACATCATCTTCAAAAACTAAACAGTGTTCTAACCCATCATCATATATTTTAGACAATAATCGTTTATGACTATCTTTACAACCTAAGTGAGCCAATTCTTTTCTACTGTAAACATCACTATCAAACACTTTTATACCATCTGTCGCAACAAAAAGTTCGTAGTTAAAGGGTATTTTTAATTCGTTTAACCTATCCGTTCTTCGTTCAAGGTTTATTATATAAGTTTTTATATTCATTATATTGCGAGTAATTTTTCATTTTTTCTAAGTTCGGGTAATAATACAGATTCGTGGTCACCGTGAGTTGTCAAGGTATTAATAACGTGATACATATTTAACCCTTTTTCAGATAATCTAACACTAATCTGTTGTCCAACACCACTACTAATATGCGGATTTTTATCCCATCTTGACATAGGTATTGGGTTTATTTTAAAATTAAGGGCCTCAAAAAAATTGTATTTACATATAAAATCTAGCTCAACCCATTGAGTATGTATATATTCATCAATAATTTTTGGTTCAATTGCTGTCCAATTGGGTCTTGTAGTTCTTTGGTCCGTTCTTAATTCCAAACAAATTTTTTTATCATCATCAATTTTTTCAAAAATCCTAATACTTTCTTCAAAAAAATTTTCTTTTAATCTTAAATCATCTTGTAAATAAAAGTAATATTTTGCGTCTATTTTTCCGATAAATTTAAAGGCATCATTTATCACTCTCCAAAGATTTTTTAACCCATTATTTTTTACGTATTTAATATATTTTACATCGTATTTGCTTAAATCGTAAGTTCTCTTACTCCCATCATCAAACACGACCACATACATTTTATATTCGGTGTATTTAAAAATATCTTCCAATAATTGTTTTAACATATCTTCTCTTTCATATGTTGTAATAACAATACAAAAGTCGTATTTTTCATTATTCTCCATTAGTAAATAATTGTAAATATTTTATCATCACAATCAATAGAGATTATTCATTTAATTATAATTCTTACTATAAGTATACCGTAGAATTATTTTTAAATCAATAATATGAAAAAAACAAAAAGGTGTCTCACGACACCTCTTTGTTAGATTTGGAACATCCCCCCTTTCTTTTAGATGGTTTATCCCTTTCGGAATTTATTCCGAAGGTTAGTTAAAGACTAATTAACTTAGTGCTTTATCTTTTATAGCGTCTGACGCTAAATTCATTTTTTCTTTAATTCCTCCTAATAAAGGACAAACCAAATCACCAATTGCGTTTTCAATTGCCGAACCAAATTTTGTATCTTCTAACGTTTCAACAATCGCATTTCTTAATATGTCATATAATGGTCCCCCCATTGCTTTCTCGTATTGTACTTTTCTTAATGCTCCTTCAGCGACTGACTTAGATAAAACATCACTTATATAATCACAACTAAATACTTTACCTGTCATATAATCTCCAATTGGAATGTTACCAACTGCTGTAATGAGTATGTTTGCTGCCCATCCATTAGGGTCCATTGGTGTTAATTTAGTAACAATAAATGTTGCAAATCTTTCTTTAATATAATTAAACACACCTTCGCCTGCATTTCCAAATAAACCTTTAATAACGTCTAAAAATTCTTCATTAATTAATTTATTGTTAAATCCTTGAGAATTTAAATAAAATGTTTCTGAAATTAATTCATCTGTTAATTTTTTTTTCTGAGTTCTATTTTTAGGTTTACCACTTTCTTTAATAATAGAATATCTTGTTGTTATAATATTTTGTTCACCTAATAATGCTTTTTTTTTTGAGTTAGATAGACTAACTAAATTTTCTCTAATTATATTTTTTAATTTATTTTCTTTAGATTCGTTTTGAGCTTTTTGTTGGATAGAACTTTTTACTTCAAAAGTTAATCCGTTTACAGGTTTTGCGTTCCAAATATTATTCATTTTATCTGTCATATTACCACCAAAAGATGTTTTGTGATTAGCAATACATGTTGCAACAGTTGGTTTGAAAACGTTAATCTCTTGTTGAGACATATTCAAACCACCCTTAGACATAATATCATAATAATTGTTGATAGTTTTTCTACAACTATTTTTACTATAGTCTTTCTTAGCGTTTTGAACTTGAGTTTTCATATTAGTTAAAACCTCAGATGGTGACATATCACTGTATAATTTATACATGTAAAATGGTGATTTAAATTCTCCAGCGTATTTAGGTTGTTTTGTTGCCGTATCAATTGGTGATGTTTGCAAGTTAATTTCGATTCCCGCTTGTTCTGCTGGTAATCTACCTTTTGTCCACTTATTTGTTTCCATGGCGTTAATAATCTCCTTAGCTCTATTGCCTTGATATTGAACTTCCCCTTGTTGTAAAACCCATACAAAGATATCACCTTGTCTTGCCGCCAAGTCAGGTGTTAAGTCTAAACTTCTGTCTTTAACTTGTGGTACGTCCTGTAGTTTCATTAACTTGTATTTACCACTCATAGTATCCTTGCCTTGAACTTCTTGGTAAGGGACAATTTCAGAGTTAGTTGCCGCTTTTAACGCCTCAACCGCTAATTTAATTGTAGGACTTAAAGTTGCCGCCATAATATTAGTCAACAAACTACATGGCCATTGACCTGCGGCTTCTTGTGTTGTCACATTACCTTTTAACTTAGTTCCACCAAGACCTGTATTGATATCAATATTGTCTTTATAGAAATAAACTGTTCCAGGGTTTTGAACCGATTCTTTATAAGCGTAAACACCTGCGTTTGCACCAGTTAGAGTTACTTGTTTAGCAAACATTTTCCCCGACCCTTTATCTGTAAAACATCCTGCAGCACACGCGGTAAATAGATTTTTATTAGTTGGGAAAGTTTCTAAACATACCCTCTCAACTTGTTCTGTTATTAAATTTTTCATTATAATGTGTTTTTTTTATTTTTATAAATCGTCAGCTGCTGAACCCGCATCTGGTTTAAGTGTTTTATTGTCACTATTACTAGACCCACAATTCTTAAGAATTTTATCGTAAACTTCCTGAGTAACCGTAGTACTATATCCTTTATCTTTTAATCTTTGTTCTGTTTTAGGTCCAAATTTACCATCAGCAGTAACACCAATACATTTTTGGAATTCACTTACTTTACTACCACTACAACCTTTAGTTAAAGGGAAACTATCACAGACTTTATAACTATCGCTATTACCGCCACCGTTACCGCCACCACCGTTACCTCCGCCATTGTCATTATCATCATCATCATTCATACCTTCACATGATATAGAGTAGTCAGTTCCATTAATAGTAATAACTATACTACCATCTTTTTCACTCCATGTTCCACTATATTTACCGTTACCTGTTGTGAAGTCTTTATCATCAAAAAATCTACCACCACCATTTTGGTCAATAGTAGAATTTCCTGTGTCAGTAATTAAAACGTAGTCTAAACCGTCACTAACCATTTTTTCAAAATCTTCTTTAGGAATGTTTTTACCAATACACTCAGGGAACGGAGCAGAACCTTCGTCTGTCCACCATTTCCACACTAAGTATAAACCACCCGCAATTAATAAATATTTGAATATTTTTCCTCTTGCCATTCCAGCTATTCTAGTTTTAAGATTTTGCCAAATTGTGGTTTTACCTGGAGTTGGGGTGTATGTAGTAGATTTAACTCTTGGTTTCCTAGGTGTCCTAGTTTTACCACCAGTTTTATTACCAGTTTTATTACCAGTTTTGACAGTTGGTGTACCACGTTTATTTGCAAATTTTGATGCTATTTCATCGGCAATCCCCGAATCATAACCTTTTTTAATTAGTGCGTCTTTAAGTTGTTTTTGGGACAGTTTTACATACCTAGCGTCTTTAACCGCCAAGTCCGCGGCTTTATTAGTAAGTGTAGTTCTTAAACTACCTGTGGCCTTACCTGTTTTCATAAGTCCTTTCGCTAATTCACTTAATTGGGCTTTATTTAATGTATTTTTGATTAACGCGGTCATAACCTCATCACCACTACGTAAACCTGTGTTTCCGTATATTGCAATATCATCAAATAACTTAACACCAGCCGTATATTTAAGGTTTTTTGTTGTTTTTAAAGCTAAAGCCGCCGCTTCATCACTAGTTCCCAAAATCGATTTAAGCAAGGCTTTACCCGTTTGTTCGGAAATTATTTTTTTGGACTCATCCAATTTAATTATCTCTATGTTTTCACTTAACGTGTTTTTACTATCATAACTCATTAATAGTTTTACTCTGTTAAGTTCTTCTAATACTATGTTTTTCATATCTATTTTGTTTTATTTTATTTTTTTAAAGTTCGAATTCTATATCATTACCTGATAATGTCATATTTTGTTCTAATTGGTCTTGTATTTCTTTTTCCGCTTGTTTAATTTGTTCAGGAGTGACTTCACCACTTTCAATTTTTTGAGTACATGTCGCGCCATTTAATCCTAAGGCCGCACAAAGTGCCGTTGTAACTAAAAATGCTTTACCTGCCGAGTTAACAATAACACCAGTTGCGGGAATTGCTTTACCTAAATCAGGTCTATAGGCTTTGTTTAAACTACTTTTAACTTTTTGACTTATACTAACAGGTTTAGTTTTAGATACAGCCTTTTTGACAATTTTACCTCCACTACCTGCAACCATATCGTCAGTTATTTTACTTAATTGAGCGGTAGCTTTTGACCCCCAATTTTTTAATGAGGTCATTCCTAATTTTTCACCAAGCCAAGTCGCTGCTTTTGTTATATATCCACCTAATTTAACAACCCCTCCTTTAATGGCGTTAAAAACTTTTAATAATACACCTCCTTTAGAAATGGCTGCTTTACCAAATTGTGCAAAAGTTTTAATACCTCCCATAGATACTTTAATAATTTTACCTAACGCTGGTAATAATAAGGAAACTATATCAATTACAATATCTATAACAGACCATTGATATTCACCTGATTCATATTTACCGCTAGCCATTTTATATAAATCCCAAAGAAGTAATGCTCCAAAAATAATAACTGTTGGTATTTGACCGATGGCGGGAATCATAGATATTCCTGTTAATACGGCAACACCACCTGCTGACATAACTGCTCCTCTAATACCCTCCATTAAACACTCAACAAAATTATTTGTTAAACATTTATATGCGGATTTAACGGCATTTTTAACGGTGTCCCAAAGAGCCGCACCCTTTTCTTTAGCGTAATTCCAAATACCTTTTTGTTGTATTTGTTTTACTTGTTCACCACTCCACTTTTTAAATTTTTGTACCTTTTCTTTACCGTAATTATAAACATTCTTAGCACCTTTGGCGATTCCTCTGGCCCAATCGGCAGGATTATACCATTGTTCTAATAAAACTTTAAATGATTCCCAAGACTCGTTAATTCTTGATTCAATAATAAGATTATCCACAGATTCATTAATTAATAATAAATCACCACCAAAAATAGTTTCCCATTCTTTAATTAAAGATATGGAATTTTCAGGTTGGAATATTTCAACAATATTATTTAAGAATCTTCTTGGTGTTGCGGCATATTCTACAAGGTCTAATTTACCTGTTTTAAATTTAAAATCAGTATTCTCTTTTACTATATCTATGGCAACATTTAAATTGTCATAACTATAAGAAACATAGTTTTTACCATTTAAATCTTTTAATTGTTCCGAAAGTCTTGAAACCCCTCTGTTAGTAAAAACATACTGTAAGTTGTGTGAAATACCTTCGAATATTAATTTTTCCATTTTTTATTTTTCTATAAATATCTTAATAATGATAAATACTTTATTTTATAATAAACATTTACCTTTAAATATTATTTTAATTGGTTAGCGGGTCCTCGTGTTAAACCTGATTCCCACTTTTCTCCAGACCGACCTAACTTATTAGCTTTACCTCGAGTAAGTTTTGACCCAACAATATCAGACCATGTGGAAGGTGAATTACCTCCACCTGAAGATGGTGCTGCGGCTGCTGGAGCCTCATCCTGTTCCCCTATTTCATTTTTAAAACCATTATCGGTGAATTTTTTCATTAAAGAAATTATATAATCAACGTCTGTTCTCATACTTTTTTAAAACCAATTTTTAGGATTCCATTTTGATTTACTCGCTTCTTTAGCCGCGTTATCAAGTGCGTTCTGAGTCTCTCTTGCCAATCTTTCAGTTTCTTCTTGAGCCGCTCTCGCTTGTCTGTCAAGTTCTTCTTGAGCCGCTCTCGCTTGTCTTTCAAGTTCTGCCTGTGCCGCTCTTGATTGTCTGTCTAATTCTTCTTGAGCGATTCTTGCCAATCTTTCAGTTTCTTCTTGAGCCACTCTCGCTTGTCTATCAAGTTCTTCTTGAGCCGCTTTTGCTTGTCTGTCTAATTCTTCCTGAGCGATTTTTGCCAATCTTTCAGTTTCTTCTTGAGCCGCTCTCGCTTGTCTATCTAATTCTTCCTGAACTTCTCTCGCCAATCTTTCAGTTTCTTCTTGGGCAATTGCGGCAAGTCGTTCAGTTTCTTTTCGTGTTAATTCTGCCAATTCTTGAGCTTCTGCAGCGGCACGTTCTGATTGTTCTGCCACCAATCTAGCATCTTCAGCAATTTGGTTTGTATCAACACTAACACTTAAATCAACATCAACACCAAGTAAAACGGCTACTTCACCACTAACTCCAACAGTTGCAACTCCATCCACAAAAGTGGCTTCACCGCCACCACCAACACCAACTTGTTCTCCAACCGATACACCGGCACCTGCAGTTACTGAACCTTCTCTTAAATCTAAAGTTCCTTCGCCATCTACGCCAACTGAACTTCCTGCAGATAGTTCTCCGTTCGCAACTACTCCTTCATCACCAGCTCTTACTTCTAAACTTGCTTCATTTCCTGTTTTAACATAAGCGTCTACAGTACCACTAACACCAAATCCTTCCGCGTTAGATTGTCCTTCTACTGTTACATGAACTTCAGTTGTATCTGAATAACTAGCTTCAACATAAACATTATTACCATCTAATCCGCCATCTACGGACGCTTCTGTTCCAGTTTTAACTGATACCTCAATACCAATTGACGCGTTTTCATCTCCCGTTGATACACCTGCGGATGCCGTAGTTGTGTTGTCAATTGATGCGCCGCCTGAAGTTTCATCTGAATGTGTTTCTGCGGTTTGATTGTGTTTAATGTGTTCGTGTTTTTTCATAATTTATTTATCTTTTAATTCATTTATTGCGTCTTCAACATACTTATCTCTTTGGTCTTGAAGATATTTAAGTCTTACTTCCGCGTCTTCACTATCTTCCTTGGTAGTTTGTTGGATATAGGATTCTCTCTCCTGATATAATTTTTGCCAATAAGAAACTCTTTCCTCCATCAGTCTACCTTGATACCAAATAATACCCACCATAACTATAATGGTAAATGATTGTTCTTTTAGTTTAGATAAAAATGTGTCAGCGAATCCTGAAATTGGGGTTGTGTTTTCCGACATAATGTTTATTTTAATTATAAATACTTCTAAAACAAAAAACCCCCAAGTAAGGAGGTTGTTATTTTAAAAAAATTCTGCGGTAGGTAATTTATTTGGGTAGATTAAGTAGTATTCATTTAAAAACGACATAATTTCGTCTTCATCTAATGGGTCTCCAAAATCATCATTAAATAAACCCTCAAATCCATCATCATCCTCATCTTCTTCAAATAAATCCCTTAAAGGACTTATTTTAAAGTCTTCAAAGTTATACCCGAATGATTGGGTCTCACTTATTTGTATTTGGTCTGTTCTAATCTCGTCTTCACTGTCTATCGTTAACCTAAAAGTAATTTCTAAAGTTTCTGATGATTCATTTATAAAAAACGAAACCAATTCTTTAATTTCCATGTTCAAATGTTTAATTTAGTTTATAACAAAGAAATATCTTATTTTTTATAAAAAGACAAAATTAGTTATATTTTTTTAGTCTATTAAACATATCTAATGATTCATGAATTTTAAATGATATGTCACCTTTTTCTTCATCATCAAAGTTTCCACCAAATAAACGGTCTTCAAAATCATCCTCATTATCACTATTATCTTCAAAATCACTATAAACATCTTCAAGTTCAAAATCATCTTCAGGACTAACTAAAAATTCAGTTTCCTCTTCATCATCAATATCAAAGGTGCCTTGAGACAAATCATCTTCTCCGTCTCCAATCATATCTAATTGTTCACCAACACTTACCATGTATCCTTCTTCCTCTTCTTCACTTTCAAAGGTGTCTTCACCTTCGTAAGCAGAACCTGGAGATATATGAGATTGTTCATTAATACCCATATTTTTGTAAGTACTAACAACACCTTTATTATTAACGGTTATACCTTGTTTATCGTTAGCAAAGTCTTGAACATATAACGGTTGTGTATTTGGTTGAGAGTAGTTTGTAACATAACCATCATAAACTTCTTTATGCTGGTCAAGAATGTTAGTTTTCTCTTCATTTGTCATTTTAAAAAAATATGCGTTCATAGTTATTGTTTTTCTTATAAATATATTGTTTAATGTGAATATTTTTAGTATCATTATAATATGACAATAGATATAGACGAATACGCAGAAGGTGCAATACTTTTAGATGGTTTAGATGCCGCAATAATTGGAATTGTTGAGGAATTTGGTAACGGTAGGAGAATTCTATATTCAAAACAAATAATATTAGATATACTCCAAGAGAGAGACGGAATGACCATGGGTGAAGCTGAGGAGTTCTACGATTTTAATATTATCGGATTACACGCGGGAGACCAAAATGCCGTTTTTTTAGACTTATTTGTTAATCCTGTTGTTAAAGATGGTGTTTGGGAATATGAGTTAAAATAACATCATATAATTCTGAAGTACTTTAAACGCGTATCTTTTTATATTTCGGTTAACATTTTCTAAACTATCTTCTTTACCTTCATTTTCAAGAACGTTCATAACACCTAGTATCATTTCAGATTTTGCTTGGTCCGCCATTTCCAACACTTTTTCAAAGGCGTCTTCGTTATGTATGTCTTTGTATTTGAATTCATGTTCAATTCTTTCTCGACCTAACCATAGGTAATCAGCTGCGTCAAACATATTAACAATACTAGATTCTCTAACCGCTAATAAATACTTTTGTAAGAATTTCATATTAAAGTTCTTAAATACATCAATATTTTTTAATAAATTAAGATTTTTTTCATATTCACCCTCAACAACTTTTTTTTTAATGGTTCTTTTAGCAATCATACTTTCTTCAGTATCCCAAATGTCAACACTACTAATCAATGCTAAAGAACTACCATTATCCCAGTTAACATTATATTGGTCATCACCAAATACTTTAGAATGAGATTTAACAGTACCAGCAGTTCCAATAGGTACTGCAGAAAATTCGTCCTCCATATGTAAGACAACTACTCTATCACCAGGGTTTAATTCAGGATTAATCATAAATTTTACAACTCAATTTAATAATAAATATAATTAAAGTATTTATAGTTCAATGGGAACAACTTTATTAATAAACGAAAATCAAAAAAGAATTATATTACGAGAATCCGTTAATAACGAATTTGGTGATATGGTAAAACAAAATTATAAATTTGTTAAAGACGTTTTAAAAATGTCGTCACAACAAATGGGTATGAATTTTGAATTCTTATTCACGTGGGGAGCAAGTATTGGAGGTTTTGTTGGTCCTTTAAATGAGTTTATTGCGGGTAAATACCCAAATGTTTCTGATGTGGAAATGAGTTTAATATTAACAGGAATTATTGCAACGTTCTATATGAACAATAAAGAAATGATTCAAAAAATATTAGAGAAAATTAAATCTGAGGGATTATCCAAAGAATTTAAAACAGGTTTAAATAAGGCCAATCAATTAAAAAGTACTTTTGTTGATTTTATGCAAGGTTTAAACCTCACATTACACTCAGTCACTAATATAATGAGTTACACATTCATTATCCCATTAATACCTATGGTTTATAGTGCAGTTACTTCAGGGACATTTAAATCTGGTGATGTTAAAGAAATTGCCATTAGATTATCTTCTTTTGGTGTCTTAACGGTCTCGGGTATTATTATTAAAGAATTATTTTCTAAATTAATTAGAGTTTTTAAAGAAAAAAATTAAAGATAGTTATCTTTTAAAATTTAAAATCTTATCTATTACTATTTTTTCTTCATCATCGGTTAAACCGTGAATATCTTTGTGGGTTCTAAACCAATCATTAACTACAGAACTAAATGGCACTTTTCTTAGTTTGGCGAGTCTTTTAAATCCTGCATATTGCGCCGGTATTTCATGTTCTTGAGTGTAATAAACTAATGAGTCTTTAGTGTCAGCATCACTCCTATCCTCAAATTCTCCCCTATAATTCTGATGACCATGTTCTAATTCATGAGCCAACACCTCATTTAACTCACCAATCAAATTGTAAACATATTCTTTAAATCTATTAGGGTTAAATATTATAATAATCTCAACTACATCTTCCTCAGAAGAGTAATATCCATTCATCTGATAATCTTTAATATTACCACTAGTTTTTAATGTTAATTCTACATCAAAAGGAAATGGTAAATTAGTAAATTTGTATGATTCATCTTCTTCAGGTAAATAAAATAAACCTTTTTTACCTTCTTTAACTTTATATACAATATCTCTAACTACTGTTTTTAAAGCAACTCTACTCATTCTACCTTCATTCATTGTTAATGGTTTTTTTCTCAAATCTAATTTAATATCCCAAATAGTAATTAGACTATCTTCATTATCAAATAATTTAATAACCGAAGAAATATAAGATTCTAAACTAGAATAAAAATGATATAAATTATTTTTAAAAAATTGATATTGATTATCCCCAAGATAATTATTGTCTGAAAGAATTAATCTAGATAATCTATCATTTAATCCAATAATAGTAACCCCAACTTTTAAATAGTCGTAGTATTCACCAACACTAATCATTTCTTTGTACCCTAAAAACTCAATCTTAAAGTCAATATTTACATTTGTGTCAATACCATTAATTAATATTCCATTATAATTAAATACCCTATTGGAAATTGTCTTATTTATTTTTTCTATTTGTTGTGGGTTTAACATATGATATAAATACTTTTCTTTACGTTTAACGTTTTTTTTCTTATAATTTACTTAAATAAACGGAATAATATGTGTGATTATCAAAAAATTATTAAGTGGATTGAGGAACAACAAACCCAATTTCCCGAAGAAAATTTAGAGGATTCACAGGTTTATGCTTACACAACCTTAGAAATGGTTAAAAGACAAATAGAAATTTTTGCAAATGAAAAAAACAAAAGTATTTAATTTTGTAAATCGTAACTAAGTACCTGAAGACAAATTAAAAAACCCTTTTTGAAATCAAATTATAATATGAAAAAATTTTTAATATTTTTAACTTTAGTTGTTAGAATCTATATTGCAACTAAAATACTTATTTTATTATACCTAACTTATTTAAACCCTGACCCACATACGATATCAGAACTAACTTGGTGGATTTACTTTTTAGTTTTTGATATTTGGTTACAACTTATCCTACCGAAACCAACGGAGGATGATAAATCGGAGGAGTAATTACTTAGGGTTTAAAACTGAAAGTGCTTCAGGGTAATATTGGTTTAATATTTTTTTATTTTTATCTTCATAAGGTATATTTTGGAGTACATACCTGATTGAATTTAATCCTGAGATTTTTTTATCGTTTGAATCAATAACAACCCAAGGATTATTAACTGTTGATGTTTTATCAAATAATTTTTCTTTAAATTCTGTAAATCTATCCCAAAGGTCTTGCATTTTTTCATCATTAGGGGAATACTTCCAATACTTAAGTTGAGATTTTTGTCTCATGTCAAATCTATTTTGTTGAGTTTCTTTTTCTATCGAGAACCACAATTTAAATAAAAAATTACCATCTTTAACTAAATCTTCTTCAAACCCCTCAACATTGTCCATAAAATTTTCATATTCTTCAGGATTACCATAACCCATAACTGGTTCAATAAGACCTCTGTTATACCAACTTCTATCAAATAAATTTATTTTACCTTTTTGAATTTGACTTCTGTACCTGTCCCACCAATTTTTTCTTTCTTCAGGTGTTGGTATTCCAAGGGCAATTACATTATAATTTCTTGGGTTCATGTTTTCGGTAAATTTTTTAATAGTTGACCCTTTACCCGCAGAATCTCTACCCTCAAAAACAATAATTACCGTTTTTCCAGTTTTATTTAACCACTCTTGAAGTTTTAATAACTCAATTTGTAAATAGTATAACTCTTCTTTATATACTTTTTTAGGTACAACTGATGGTTCTTGTGGTTCAAATGAAAATTCGTCGTTAGTTTCAGGTTTACCTATGTTAATATGAGAATGTCTTTTTTCTAAAGATTTAATTAATTCGCTAAAAAATTCGGATAAATTTAATTTTCGGTTACCTTTTAACTTTAATAATTTAACCATACCCCTTTCTAATAATCCAAAATCTATTAAATTTTCTTTGGCAAATTGTTGAATTTTATTTAAATTTATTTTATTTTCACTATTATATAATCGGTTGAACTGTAATAAATCAACAATTCTTTTTAAATAATATTCGTTTTTATTATCAGGTTCAGATTCAATAATAACCTTATTAGGGGTAAATCCCATTAAGTTAGTTATTCTATATATGTTGGACTCAATTAGTTTCATTTAGATAATTTTCGAAAATAAAAGTATAATCCAAAGAATAGACCCGAAATACAATACAAAATTAAATTGGCGTATAAGATACTTCCTGTTACAGTAATAAGATAGTATTGGACGGCATCGAATCCAAATGGATTGAAGAACATAGCCAACATTAAAAATTTTACCGAAAGATTTCCTAAAAATATCTTTCTCCAAGTTTTTATAGGTACAATCATCATCCATAGTATTGTATTTAAAATTTATGTCTATTAGACTTATTTTACTATAAATATACGTCATTACAAATAATTACATTTATCTTAATATTTATTGTATAAAGAAAACAAAATGGCGAGAATTATAATTGACGAGAAAAAACTTCGTATGACAATTAGACAACATATTTTAGAACAAACGGAAATTGAGTCTAAAGAGCAAAAACCAAGATGTGTCGCTGGGAATGTAATTCCTTTGGATGACATCGTGGGTCCAGCTAAAAGTTTCCAAAACTACTCAAATAAAATCTACAAAAGAGAAGGTGGTATCAATGGAATGGTTGATACGTTAGATATGTTAAGGACTTTAAGACTACACCCTGACACAATTAGTGATGGTGGAGAACATTT